ACCTGATACCTTACGTGGTGTTGGTCTTGCTTATGTTGTACTAGATGAGTACGCTTCTATGAAACCTGTGGTGTGGGAACAGATTATTCGCCCGACACTTGCAGACGTACGTGGTGGTGCTTTGTTTATCGGTACTCCTGCTGGCAAGAATCACTTCTATGACCTATATACTGATGCTACAAATAACGAGGAGTGGGATGCTTGGCAATTCAACTCAACTGATAACCCGTTTATTCCTGGAGATGAGATTGAAGCTGCAAGAGATTCTATGTCTACTATGGCGTTTAGACAAGAGTTTGAGGCATCCTTTGAAACATTCTCTGGCGGTATATTTAAGGAAAGCTGGTTTAAGACTGATGAAGAACCAGAGGAAGGTAGTTATGTTATTGCTATTGACCCTGCTGGATTTGAAGCTATTGAAAAAGAGCGCAACTTAAAGCGCAGTAGATTAGATGAGACCGCTATTGCTATTGTTAAAATAGACCGTGACAAGTGGTGGGTTAAAGATATTCTACACGGAAGGTGGAATATTAAAGAAACGGCTAAGAAGATACTTACTAGTGCTGTGATAGTTGAATCTTCTACTGTTGGTATTGAAACTGGCTCATTAAGGAACGCGATAATGCCTTATTTAGAAGATGAGATGAGAACACAAGGTCAATACGTCTCTATTATTGAAATGCGTCATGGCGGAAAGAAGAAGAACGAAAGAATCACTTGGGCGCTACAAGGAAGAATGGAACATGGTCAGATAACCTTTAATGAGGATAGAGACTGGAAGCCTTTTCTATCACAAATGCTAGATTTCCCGAACCGATTGTCTCATGATGATATGTTAGATGCGTTGGCTTATATAGACCAAGTATCTGTTGCAGACTTCGCCCACACTATAGAGTTAGATGAGGACTGGCAACCTTATGATGAGGTAGCTGGCTACTAATAAAACGAATTATCGCTTTTGACGTTTGTTTTATGATATATTATGCTTAAATTCCTATACTAATCAATAACTTATATGTTCGATGACAAGGAAACTCAGTATCAAGCTCTAGCCTCTTGGCTTAACTACCGTTTAGATGGATGGAGAACTCATAGAGACATAAACTACGTAGATAAGTGGGATGAATACTATCGTCTATGGCGTGGTATCTGGGCGCAAAGCGACAAAATGCGACAGTCGGAGAAGTCTAGGATTATTTCACCTGCTTTACAACAGGCAGTTGAGTCTTCAGTTGCAGAATTAGAAGAAGCTACCTTTGGTAGAGGCAAATGGTTCGATATTCAAGACGATATGCTTGACCAAGACAGGGGTGATGTTGAATATATACGTAATCTACTCCAAGAAGACTTAGAAAAGACTGGTGTTAAGGATGCTGTGTGTGAGATTTTCCTTAATGGCGCTATTTATGGCACTGGTATTGGTAAAATCGTTGTAGAAGAGAATGTTGAGCGTGTTCCTGTAGAGGTTGGCGTTCCTGGCACTATGACTACAACCCGTGAGTTGTCAGAAGTTCCTATAATAGATATAAAAATTGACCCTATTTCACCGAAGGAGTTTTTAATTGACCCGTCTGCTAACTCAATTAATGAAGCGCTTGGTGTTGCTCATGAAGTTATTAAGCCAAGGTATCATGTTGTTGATGGTATTAAGTCTGGTATTTATCGTGATGTTCCCCTTGATGGTGATTACGACACTGTACGTTTTGGCTTCGACCCTGAATCTAAGATGGCAGATGAGTCAGACTCGGTTAAGATTACGGAATATTGGGGCTTAGTCCCTAAACGATTCCTTAAACCTAAGGCTGATAAAGATGATTTTGAATATTCTAAGAAAGACGAACTAGTTGAAGCGGTTGTTACCTTAGTAAATGATGAATATGTTTTAAGAGCAGAAGAAAACGCCTTTATGATGGTGGACAGACCGTTCATTAGCTACCAACATGACATTGTTCCTAACAAGTTCTGGGGTAGAGGTATCTGTGAGAAGGGATATAACCCACAAAAAGCACTAGATACAGAGATGAGGGCAAGAATTGACTCATTAGCACTAACAACAACCCCTATGATGGCAGCCGATGCCACTAAATTACCTCGTGGTGTTAAGTTTGAGGTCCGACCTGGTAAGACAATCCTTACTAATGGAGACCCAAGAGCTGCATTGATGCCTTTAGACATGGGTAAGACCGACCAATCTACGTTTAATCAGGTTGCTTCACTGCAAAACATGATTCAGATGGGTACTGGTTCGTCTGATTCTACGGCAGGTAGCAGAGAAACAGCATCAGGTATGTCAATGATGCAGTCTGCTTCCATTAAGCGCCAGAAGCGTACGCTAATGAATTTCCAGAATACGTTCCTTATTCCTATGATTAATAAATCAATGTGGCGTAAGATTCAGTTCGATGTAGATAGATACCCTGTCAATGATTACAAGTTTATTCCTTATTCTACAATGGGAATCATGGCTAAAGAGTTAGAAATGCAACAAATGGTCCAGATGTTGCAGGCTATTCCTAAAGATTCACCTGCATTTAATGTTATTTTGTTGTCGATGTTCCAAAACTCTTCGATTCATAATAGAGATACGATTGTTCAACAGCTTACTCAAGGCAACCAACCTAATCCACAGCAACAACAGATGCAACAGATGGGTATTGAGCTTGAAATGCAGAAACTACAGGCACAAATACAGAAACTTCGTGCAGAAGCTGAAGAAGAAAAGGCAAAAGCTATTAAGTGGCAAGCGCAAGCAGCAGCTCTACAACCTAACCAGATTGATATTCAAAGTAAGATACTTAAATTACAGAAAGATGAGATTGGTTTAGAGAAAACAAGAGCTGATATTAACAATAAGAACTCTGAGACTAGAAGAAACGGTCCAGAAGTAGAACATTTGAAGTCAGAGACAATATTGAACATGGCTAAAGCTAGAGAAACAGCAGTCAAGACACAAATTACAGGAACTTATCAGTGAAGACTGATGAACAATTCCTAAAAGATAGATTAGAATTATTTAATACAGAAGGTTGGCTAGACCTGATGGAAGAATTAAAGAACATTGAAAGTAGTGTACGAGACGTTGACACTATGAAGAATGAACAAGACCTTTGGCACGCTAAGGGTCAGTTGCAACTACTAGGGTATGTAATTAGCTTAGAAAGTGCAACTAAAATAGCGGTGGAACAATCGGAAACGACTCCATTATAATAAAACTTCACAATCCTGCAAAGGACGGAGACCAAGAAGATGAGTATAGTAGTAGACGAAGCGCCAGTAGAAGTGGCAGAACAGGTAACAGAAACGATAGAGGCAAGTATTGATAGCTCACAAGGTGAAGTTATTGAGGAAGCTTCGGAAGTACAGGAAACTGAACAGACCGAATCTTTGTATGAACCTCCTGAGAAGTATGCTGGGAAGTCACTCGAGGATATAATCGAGATGCACCAGAATGTTGAAAAGGCATTTGGAAAGCAAGGACAAGAAGTTGGAGACCAGCGAAAGCTGATTGACCTCTTAGAGACGAGATTATTAGCTGATAATACTGCTGTTTCAACAGAAGAAGACGATAGTTTTGACGATAGTTTTTATGATGACCCTGCTAAGGCAATTGATTCAGCTATAAAAAAACATCCAGAAATTATTAAGATGCAGGAAGACCGAGTAGAAGCTGTTAAATCAGCCAAACTCTCAAAATTGGAGAACTTACATCCTGATTTTTTAAAGATTGTAGGCGACCCAAACTTCCAGAAATATGTGGGCGCAAGTCCAGCGAGAGTAGAAATGTTCCGCAGAGCTGACACTGACTATGATGTTGAGTTTGCAAGTGAACTAATTAGAGGATGGGAAAGCCATTCAATGATTGGAAAAACTGCAGATGCAGATAGGAAAGAAGAAGCTAAACGCAAAAAAGCGTTGCGACAAACCAGTTCTGAAACTCGCTCATCAGGTGATTCTGTTGGAGGTAAGAAGGTGTACCGTAGGTCTGATTTAATTCAGCTACAAATAAGTGACCCTACTAGATACGCAAGCTTGGCTGATGAGATTCAGTCGGCTTACGCAGAAGGTAGAGTCAAATAATATAAAACTCAATAAGGAGAAATACAGATGGCAGATAATTATGCTTTAGGTGGTGACCACCATACCACTACCACAACGTCAGCTAATTTCATCCCTGAACTTTGGTCGGATGAAGTTATTGGCGCATATAAATCTAACTTAGTTTTAGCTAACTTAGTTACTAAACTTTCACATAAAGGTAAGAAGGGTGATACTATTCATATC